GAACGGTAAGTTCACCGCATATATTGACGGTGATAAGTTAGATGTATTCCGTTCCGAACAGGATGCCAAAAAGGGTATCGAAGCAATGATTAAGGCACTCGCATGAAACTAATAGCAGAGTACAACGAAAGCAACCTAGAGTGCATCGTTGAGAAGAAAGAAGACGGCAGTAAGAAATACGCCATTGAAGGTGTATTCATGCAGTCCGAATCTAAGAATCGTAACGGTCGGATATATCCGAAGAAAATTATGGAGAAGGCTGTCGGTAAGTACGTCGACGAGCAGGTCTCCCAGAATCGAGCAGTTGGTGAGTTGAACCATCCAGAAGGTCCAACAGTCAACCTCGACAAAGTTTCTCATCTCATTACTGACCTTCGTTGGGAAGGTAATGATGTTGTAGGAAAGGCCACCATCCTTGATACTCCTATGGGTCAGATTGTAAAAGGTCTCCTTGAAGGCGGTGTTAATCTTGGTGTGTCAACTCGTGGAATGGGTAGTCTTGAGTCCCGTGGCGGTACTATGTACGTCAAGGAAGATTTCACTCTTAGTACGGTTGATATCGTACAAGATCCATCAGCACCGAATGCTTTCGTTAATGGAATTATGGAAGGTGTCGAGTGGGTCTGGAACAACGGAATCTTAACAGCTCAAGAGATATGTGAAGAAACAGAAGAGACTGAATTCAATGTCGCTCCCCGAGCAGTGATTGGTGATTATGCCACTCAAACTCGTGAGTTTAAGAATTTCCTCTCATCACTTAAAAAGCAAAACTTTTGATCAAGGAGAAAACTATGTCAGAAGAAAATTTTGACCTCCTCGATGAGCAGGAAGTAGACGTATCAGAGGACGCAACTCCAGATATGTCATACGACAAGAAAGGTGAACCAGGCAAGGCAGTAGCAGCTACAGATGCAGCTGAAGAGCCAGGTAAATCTGCACCCGCTCGTAAGGGAGATAAGAAGAAGAGCGATCCAATGCCCAAGTCTAAGGCTGGCATTGTGAGCGATATGTATAACCACCTGAACGACATGAGCAAAGAAGAACTTCAAGATGCTTATAACAAGATGATGGGTCTGGAGCAGGAAGAAGTTGCAGAGGAACGTTTCGTTCCTGAAGTTGCAACTGAAGCCGACTTCTCTGAAGACCTTGACGCCTTGGTAGCAGAAGAAGCAACTCTTTCTGATGAGTTCAAGGCTAAGACAGCTGTCATCTTCGAATCAGCATTGAAGACGAAACTCTCTGAAGAAGTAGAACGTATCGAAACTGCCTATGACGAAAAACTTGAAGCTGAACTTATCAGTCAGCGAGAAGAGTTCGTCGAGAAGGTAGATTCCTATCTTAATTACGTTGTCGAGCAGTGGATGGAAGAGAACAAACTCGCTATCCACCAAGGTCTGCGTACAGAAATCGCTGAAGGGTTCATGGGCAGTCTTAAAGACTTGTTCGTTGAGTCTTACATCGATGTACCAGAAGGCAAGGTCGACCTCGTAGACGATTTGGCAGATCAAGTAGAAGAGTTAGAAGAGCAACTTTTCAAGACTACTGCTGATGCAATTAAACTGAGTGAAGAAGTAGAAGAACTGAAGCGTGAAGCAATCATCGCTGAAGCAACCTTCGACCTCGCTGAAACTCAGGCAGAGAAGTTAAGCTCTCTGGTAGAAACTCTTGACTTCGAAGACGAAGAGTCTTTCGCTGCTAAGGTTGCTACTGTTAAAGAGTCTTACTTCACTAAGAAGAATTCAACTGAAGAAGTTATTGAGGAGTCCGCTGACGACCAATCCGCATATGACGCCGAAGTTGATGTTGCTCCAACTATGGAGCGTTACCTGACTGCTATTCGCAAGTCTAACCAATAATAAAAACTAGGAGATTATCAAAATGGATACTGTAAATTTTGAATCACTGGTCGAAAAGTGGGCTCCCGTACTTAATGAAGAAACTGCGGGCCCCATTCAAGACCGTCATCGTAAGCAAGTAACTGCTGCGATTCTCGAAAACCAAGAACGTGCTATGCAACAGGAAGCATCTCAGATGAACTTCCTCGCAGAGACGCCTGCCAACAACACTGGCAACGTAGCTAACTGGGACCCCGTCCTGATTAGTCTTGTCCGTCGTGCAATGCCTAACTTGATGGCATACGACATCTGTGGTGTTCAACCTATGTCTGGTCCTACTGGTCTCATCTTTGCGATGAAGTCACAGTACAAAGAGACTCGTGGTGGAGCTACTGCTAACGACGAAGCACTGCATCAAGAAGCTAAGACTCGTTACTCAGGTGATTCTGCCTTGGGTGCGGACGAAGCAACTAGTGGTCCTTCTGGTTTGGACGGTGTTGGTGCACCAGTTGATACTAACCGACTGACTGACCTCTACGGTACTGGTATGACTACTCCAGATGCTGAAGCACTGGGTAACACTGGTACTACATTCGCTGAGATGGGTTTCACCATCGAACGTGCTACAGTAACAGCGCATTCACGTGCACTGAAAGCTGAGTACACCATCGAATTGGCACAAGACTTGAAGGCAATCCACGGTCTTGACGCTGAAGCAGAACTCGCTAACATCCTGTCTGCTGAGATCCTCGCTGAGATCAACCGTGAGGTTATCCGCACGATCAACTCTCAGGCAAAGACTGGTTGTTTGCAGTCTAACACCGCTGTCAACGGTATCTTCGATCTGTCTTCTGACGCAGATGGTCGCTGGTCTGTTGAGAAGTTCAAGGGTCTGCTCGTTCAACTCGATCGTGAGTGTAACGTAATTGCTAAAGAGACTCGACGTGGTAAGGGTAACGTAGTAATCTGTTCTTCAGACGTTGCTACTGCTCTGACTGCTTCTGGCATGCTCGACTA